GCTAAAAATTCTTCGCCAAAACTTTTGACCATTCTTAAATAGTCTTCGTGTAGTTCGGCAACTTTTTTAAGCCAGTTCATTGATTAGATTCTAAACAAATGTAATGATTATTTTCTAATATGTATAGACGTATATTTTAACAAATAGTTGTGAATAAAAAAAAGCACCCGTATTTGAGTGCTTCTTCTTGTTTGATGTTTGTGTTTAAAAAGGTAGATCGTCAGAACTTGTTTTCTTTATAGGTTCGTCACCGCCAGCTTCTACTTCAGCTTGGTATGGTTTACTAAAGGCAGCACTAAAATACTTTACACCGCTTTTACTTTCGTTTAACCATAAGGCTATTTCTTTTTCTACACCGTCAATAAGTGCCTTACCTTTGTAGTCTGGTTGTGAATCCGTCTTTTTGTAGTTGTTTTTAAAGATTGCACCTGTGTTATTCTTCTGTTCCATAATCTATTGTTTTACTTAATATATATGCGCTTAACGTCTTTCGTGTGCGCCTTGCTTTTAGTTTTAATATTTCTTTTTCTTCGTCAGTTACTCTAACTATTATTACTTTGTTCTTTCGTGTTTTCATTGTATAAGTGTTTCGTAATACTTTCTACATTCTTCAATTCTTTCGTAGATAGCTTTTACAACGTCTTTGTCATACCTTACTTCAAAAGTCTTTATTCGTTTTTCTGGTGGTATATGGTCAAAGTTGTGTCGTGCTTCTACGTCTGATCGTAGTTCTTCGTTTTCGTCTATTAGGTGTTCTTTCCAATGCGCACGCCTTACTTCGTCTTCTACTATTTGAAAAGGTGTGTTTACTAAACAATATGCAAGTATAGACTTTCGTTTTTTTGTCAAAGCCATATAGCCTTGTAGTTGGTAGAAGTAATCTTTGTTAGGTATTTCTTCTTCAAACCACGGAAAAGTAGTTGCGTCATAACTTGACTTCACGTCTAAAAGTATATTGTCCGTGTTTACGTCTGGCGTACCTGTCAAGTAATCATTTTCAAAGTGTTCTTCGTTCTTATACATAAAACCAAAATCGCTCACCTCTTGTATAAGGTCGATGCTATTTCTTTCGACCTCAACGCCTTTATCGGTGTAACGGCTTGAAAATTCTTTCTTAATACCGTACATTTCTTCTATAGCTAATTCTTGTAGATAGCTTTTACAAGTCTTACTTAATACTTCGGACTTGCTTCGACTATTAGTCATTATTTTGCCTATTGCCGAACAACGAATCTTCAACATAATTCAAGTGCTTTAGTTTGTAGTGGACTTAATTCGAACTTCGAAGTAATCTTGTCTTTAGTTATTTTGCCGTCTTGTAGTGCTTTTAACGCATCTTCAAAACGCTTTTTAGAAAGCTTTTCTTTCTTTACTTCGTTTTTATTATGTGTATTAGTTGCGTCTGCGTCTTTAGTATCATCTATAAGAAAAAGTCCATTAAGTGCATACTTACGTGCATAACTTGAACTACTACCAAAGCTTTGTGCTATGTCCATACCTTTACGCGTTGGATCAATACCAGCCTGTGCTTTTACGGCTTGCATTTTGTTTCCGTCAGTAATTACTGCCGTAGCTTCTACATACATATAGCCAGCTGCTTCTTTTACTTCGTCAGTTAAGTTAAGTGCCAAGCCGTTAAGTAGTGGCTTTACCGCTTCAAGTATGTCTTCGCAACTACGATACTTGTAGTTACCAAACTTGTTAAATTGGTTTTTAGGTGCTTTTAGTTCTTGCTGGATTTTCGCCAGTCTTGAAATTAGTGTGTCTTTCATAACGTATTTATTTTATTGTTTATACAAATATAGTGATTATTTATTTAAATCTTTCTTTTTTTGTTTATACTTTTCTATGATCTGTTTTAATTCTTCACGTGTGTACTTTCTTATTTTGTGTGCTTCTTCGTGTAGTTTTATTAGTTCTTCGCCTCCTATTCGTTTTTCTATACCAATTTGATAATTCAGTAAGTCACCACTTTTATCTTTGTTGCACGGTCTACTACATTGTGCGTGAACATTAAGTTCAGAAAAACGGACACTACCAAAACCACCAGCAGAAAAATAATGACCAGCATCTATATTGCCTTTACGTAATTCTTTGCCACAAGATATACACGGATAGCCAGCTTGAATATCACGCTCTCTTATATATGCGTTGAAGTATCTTTGTGCTTTTTTAGTAAGGCTTTGCACGGTTTCTAATTCGTCTTTTAGTCGTTTCTTTTCTTTCTGCCAGTTCTTTACTTTTGCCGTTTCTACCCATACCTTGACACATTCACTTTTAAAGCAATACTTTTGGTTAAAGTGTTTAGCTTCAAACTTTTCTTTGCAGTTTTTACAACGTGGCATTTATAGTTCCGTCTTTAAGTCTTTTATTTCTTCTTTTAACGTCAACACTTCTTGCTTTAGGTCGGCTATAACCATTTGCAGCCGTAGGTTAGCTTTGCATTCTAACAAGTATTCATCTTCAAACTGCATAAAAACGGATTGAAATTGACTAACGTCTTCTAAACTTTCTAACATAGAATCTATTAAGTCTGCACGTTCTGGATGCTTACTTTGTAACTCCTCAATACTATTAGTAAATTTTATAATAGTTGTTTGTAGGTTTACTTTTGCTTTTAGTATGTCTAAAGTGTTCATTTATTCGTGTTTTGGTTGTGCATAAAGTTTGTTATAAACATTTGGTTCTGGATTGTCTTGATCGTAATATAAAAACTTTTCTTTATCAAACCATAATAACAATTGACCTATGTTACCTACTGAACGTGGTTTAATCTTGTTAAAGTTAATTATGACTTGATTGTGCATTAAATCTTCACGGTGTACCGTAATCATACACTTGCCACTGTTCGCCCATTCACTACCACCTTTTAACGAATATGGATTTGGTATTTCACGTTTACCATTTACTTTTTCGGTTAGCTTTGGGTGTATAATTGTGTGTAGGTGTAAATCGTTGTCTTCAGCTATTTGGTTTCTATAAGGCAATACTACTTCTAAATATTGTGCATAACCACCGTATTCGTGATACGGGTGCGACATATCCTTCCAACTATCAATACTTGCCGTGTGTAGTCCGTGTTTTTGTTTAAGTTCTACTGCATAATCGTAAAAGTCAAAAGGCGTCATTTTTGCCTTTACGTCATACTTTGTAAGTATTTTAAAGTGTTCTAAAACCCAATCAATACTACTTGTTATTTCACGGTCTTTAATTACATTGTGTTCTAACGGATTGAAACTTTTACCGGTTAATTTGTGTATAAGGTCTGCCAATATTTCTACGTTGTTGCCTACGTCTGGAAAGTATACCAAGTGCTTCCAACCATAGAACTTACTTGTGTTTAGTAGTAATTCCATAAGCACCTGTGTTTTACCTGACATTGGAAAGCCTGTCCAATCTGTGCAGTTGCCTAATTGCATAGAGTAAAATTCGTCTAATGATCGCCAGCCTAAATACTTACCTTTTGCATTGTAGTTGTCACGGTGTTTGTAAATCTTATCAAGTACGTCTTTTGCTTCTGTTATCTTATATCCTTTTAATTCCACGGTGCTTTAAATCCTTTATTCGTTTCTAATTCGTGTTTTGTTTGTTCTTTCTTAAGCCAATTCTTACAAGTCAAATATAACGATTTGTATTTTTTGTTATTCTTGAAATTTTCAATACTATCTAAACAACTATCTATCGTTTGCTTTTCATAGTCAACTTCTAACTTTTTAAACTCAGCTACACTCATAGACAAATGTGCAAAGCTTCTATATATATCATTTACACTATCACTTACACTTACACTTACGGCCATAGGTGCTATATCTTTTTTAGCTGTGCTATCGTCTGCTATATTGTGCCATCTTTTATTAGCACCTTTCTTACCTGCTTGACGCTTTTTTTCTCGCATATTTTCATACTTCTTTAAATCACGTTTCAAGTTCTGTCTGATAGGCTCAAAACAAACTTGCAGTAGTATATCATCAGTTTGCGGATTTAAGTCATTAACATATCTTAATACGTGCTTAAATAATTGTCCTGCTTGTTTATCTGTTAATTTTTCTAATGTGTGTATTAAATCACAATAAAGAAGAAAGCTGTTTTTATCTTGTGCCATTATTTGTAGTGTGTTTTGTTGTCTAAAAAATCTATTAAAAGCTTCTGATCTAATAAGTATTCTTGATCAGACTGAAAGCTGTATAAAATTACGCTCTCGTGTGGATAATTACCAAATACAGCATAGCAATCAATCTTATGTCTTCTGCTTACGTCTCTAAGCAAAAGCTTTTGACCTATCTTTAAGTCTTCTCTTCGCTGTTTGCTTTCAATGATTCGTATTTTGTTCTTCTTATAGTCATTAATAATCAAATCAATGTTATTGATTACTATGTCTTTTCTACATTTCTGTGCCGCTAATTTGTTCAAGTCGCTACCGTAGTATTTCATTTCGTTTACAAACTTCTCTTTAAATTGCGGGTGTTGTCTTCTTTCGTTTTCTCTCATAATAATTAAATTTACTTTTTATATTTTTCATCTAAAATCTTTGGCACCGCATTTATCCATTTTACGCTGTGGTGCATTCTATTGTTTTTAAATCCCATTAGTTTTACTTTGACACTACTTGGCTCAAATATCACTGTATAAAATGATTTGACGTAAGTACCAAGACTAAGATATATGTCAGTCAATCCTGCATTATTTGACTGCGTCTGAAGTTGCTCTAAAGCAATATGCGGTATCGTTAATTGCAATAAACCAAGACTACCGTAGTGAACGTAAGTATTTACATCTTCATTAATTCTGCCAACAAATTTAAAAGGTTTATCTACATTACAAATAAAGCTATTCATCGCTTTTCTGCTTAAATGTTCGTAATTAGTAAGCAGACCACACGATGCACCGCCTATAAAATCGCCACCTTGTGCTATTGTTACACTGTCAATATTACTTGATATGTAAAACTCTAAGAGTATTTTAAAATATGCGTCTAATGATTTAACTTTACCTTTAGTAATGTATTCATCTGCTTGATACCTGTATCTAAAACTTGTGTAATCGTCATCTAATTGCATAAAATACTGAATGCCTATACGCTTACCAAGTTCAAAACAGGCGTTTCTTGCAAAGACTACAGCTCTTCTGTCGTCAAAATTATCTGCTATATCAAAATTATTATCTTGTGACTTTTTACTAAAGATCAGAACATTATCAGAGCCAAAGTTTTCTTTGTATCTATCTGCTGTTTTGTCTTCAGCGTCAACAATTAGATATATTTTACCTGTATAACCTTGCTCTTTTAGAGTCTTATACGTCAAGACGTTGTCAGGTCTTCCGTGACTAAGTATAAATACAGCAAAATCAGTCCTGTTCATTTTCTCTTATGTATTGCTGTGTCATTTCTTCACTTAGCTTTACGTAGCCGTATTGTATTGCTTTCTCAAAGTCGATAATAACTAAAGCACTGTGTTCCATTAGCTGTTGCATTTCTTTGCTTGAATGTGCGTAATAGTCCGCAATTTTGGCATAATTAAATACATTGTGACGCTGTGCCGCAAACTTTAGAAATTTCTTTTCTTCTTCTGTTATATTTGCGTCTTTTATCCGTTGTATCAATCTGTACATTTTTGTAGTATCACACAGCTCTAAAATATGTGGCTTTTTGTTGTGAGGCGTATACACAGGTGCTTTGATTTTACTCGTGTATTTGTTGTCTTCGCTACTTTCTGATCTTTCGTTAAATAATTCAAACTGTTTCATAATAATTCTTTATATAGATTTTTTTCTGTTCGTCTTTTTATTATCTCTAAATCAGTAATCGTAGTCGCTTTCAGAATGTCTTTTCTAAGATTGTACTTCTTTTTTTTGAGTTTAATCTTTCCTGTGTAATCTGCTATGTCTAAGAGTAACAATCTGTCTTTAATGTCTCTAAGCTCTTTAAATCTGCGTATGCCGTGAATGACGTTACAGTGATTCATATCAAATAAGTCTGCAATTTGCTGAAGAGTTGCTCCTGCTTCTCGCAGTATGTAAAAGAAGTATATTCTCTTGTGTATGTATTTTCGTTTGCGACATCGCTTTTTTAAGTCGTCTTTCTCTATGTAGTATTCTACAGCTTTAATCAAGTCGTCCATATATCCAAGTTATTAAAAGTGCGTAAATATATTCAAATATCTTTTTCATACTTTGTCTATGCTAATTATTAAGCCTTGCCACAAGTTAAACAACTTTCGTGCTTCTGTCTTGTCGTAAGCTTTTACATATTTTACTGCCTGTACTACTGGCGCATCTGTATTGTTGCCTTTATAGGTCTTGTATAGTATTCTATAAGTGTTCATTAGTTCGTCTTTTTGTATTAAATAATTGCAGTACAATTCATCGTTGAAATTGTCCCACCAGTTTACTCTAAATTTATCCATTTAATATATCTTCTAATTGTTCGCAAATATCTTCTTCGTCATAGTAGTTTATACCGTCACAAGTTAAAGTGTTTTGGTCTACTCTATAATACCTTTCTTCAAGTTGTACGTACTTTATTGTGTCAGTAAAACTATTGTAGCTATCTGGTTCGTCAATAATTCGTGTTTCTATATAAAGTTCAACTTCGTAAGGTGTTTCACCTATGTAAAATATACAACCGTCTTGGTCGTAGTATTCTATTTCTATTTCGTAACTCATACCAATAAATTTATTAATACATAATACATTGTGAACGCAGTCCACATAAACACGAATCCTAATATTAATTCTTTCTTTGCTTCTTTCATAACTATTTATTTATTTCATATTCTGCTAAAGACGAACCAAGTATTTGATTCTCAT